TACGTGCCCGAGGTCGGGGTGTCAGGCACCGCAGCGCCCAAGCCCGTCAGGTTCTTGCCAGCGTTGCCCGTGCCGTCGCCGTAGATGTCCGTCGAAATCCGGTTCATCAGTTGCGCTTCGGCCACATTCAGACGGCCTTCCATCAGGTCGATGATCTGCTCTTTGCTGCTGTTCTGGAGCATCTCAAGACCGGACATCGTCACCGCTGCCGCGTACTGCGCGATGTTGAACTGCGCCGCGCTGATGGGGCTGTTCGGCTGGATGTTGATGAGCTCGTAACCGCTATAGCTGTTCACGTTCGCCGTGGTGGCGTCGTTGTACATGATCTCTTCCAAGATCACGTTACCGCCACCGAAGGGGCGAGAGTTGCCGCGCGACTTCAGACGACGGAGCAGCGCGTTGTTGTTAGTGGCGTTGTCGGCCAGTTGACCCGATCGATTCTGAATCGTGGTCGCAATGATGTCGCTAATAGCGGAGTTGGCGAAAGCCATGGATGTCTCCTATCGAGTTAAACCCTGCTCGAAAAACTGTCGAATGCCTCGGACAGTTGATCGCGCAAACCTTTTGCCCCATTCGACACCGTCGGTCCGCCAGGAGTGGAGGACTTGACTGATACCGCTGCGGCTTTTGCCTTGGCGACATGCGCTTGCGCCTGCGTCTGACGCTGTGTCTCGGCTTGGTGCCGGGTAAACACGTCGTCATTGAGGCGCACCGCTTTTTCGTAGGCTTCTTGGAGGTTCTGGGCCATTCCCGACTGAAGTAATCCAGCCATGGTTTCCCTTACTTCTTCAAAGTATTGCTTGTCGGCAGAAAAACGGGTGATCTCGTCCATTGCCGCTTGCTTTTGCTGCTGTTCCTGCATGCTGCTGAACTGCTGCCACCCGGACTTCACTTGTTGAAGTTCGTTCCGAAGGTGCATCAACTCTTCGTTCTCGTTCGTCTCGCCAAGTTGAACGTTGAAGTCCCGGGCAAGATTCTTGAGCAGCGCCGCCTTTTCCTGCGGCTGTCCGAAAGCCAGTGTGTAATGCACTTGGCCGAGGGACTTGATCCACTGCGCCGGCTCCAGATTGTTGCTCTGAAGCACCGGCATGTAGGGGTTGAGAGCCTCTTGCAGCCCTCTAGCGCGGTCCGCTTCCGCTTTGTAGGTGCTAACCCCGGTCGTGTATTCCTGCTCGCGCTGGTGGAGGTAGCCGGCCACCTTGGGGTCTAGCTTGTCCCAGTCGTCCCAATAGTCCTTCTTCCACGACGAGGGACGCGGAGGGCGGGGCACTTGTGGCGCCTCTGCCATCGGTTGCGACGTGTCGGCCGCTTTTGGGGCGAACCTGCCACGCTCGTCACGTTCCCGCGATTCCCGCTGTTCAGCGGTCTCGGAAACTTGCGGGGTGCTGCTTTCTTCCTGCGCATTGCCGGCATCGACTTCGTCGAAACTAGCCTCTAACGCGTCTCGCAATGTGTTTTGCGATTCGTCCACGGGGCAACTCCAGTAAAGGAACGGGCCACCCGACTGCTGCGGCCCGCTTTGCAGGCGTCATCTCGACGCGTGCGGGTTAGCGCCTATTCGTAATAGGCGTCAAAACTGACAATGCACCAAATTACTTGAGATGCGGTCGCCGTGCCAACGATGAACTTGGCGACCGATGCCACCCACTGCCCAGGATGGACGACGACCGGGGAGTCAAATTTTACCGTGATGGCTTCAGCCGGCGCACCGATGGCCGCGCCAACAATCCACGATTGCACGCCCAGCGGGACGCGTCGCCATGCCTTCGCGGTCGCGGTTGTAAACGATGCGGACTCACCTTGCGCCAGCGACGGAATCGTCGCGCCAGTCGCACCAAATGCGAGGGACCACGACAGCACGCTTGCGGTTGTTGCTACCGCTGCGCCGATGTTCACCGCATCAATGCGGACGCCCGTGATAACGAGGTTCCGCGCGCTTTGGTTAATCCCGCCCGTTGGGTTTTGAAACGCCGTCACGCAACCGTCGATACCGGCCACCGCCGCCACGATGCCGGCCTGCCCGCCGAGGCCCGTCGCAATGGCTACGGTCTGCGAGAGGGCGCCGCCCGTCACCGTCGTCGCCGCCGTGGCGTTAGGGTACAGCGCGGTCGTACCCATCGTGCCGCCGTTTTGGCCCTGGTAGGCCATCATCCCTTGCGTCGCCATCTGATACGACCACGGCTTGACCGTTTGCAGGTCGAGTAGCGACACCGTCACGTCCGACACGCGCATGGTGTTCGTGTTCGACACCGCGCCCGTGTTGTACTTCATCAAAAAGGCTGGCAGGCTCGCTTGCAGGAACGGTTGCCCGTTGCCCGCAGGCATAGCGATTTGCCCGAGGTATTGATCCTCTAGCCAGAATTCCGCCTCACGCTCACCGATCACAATGACGGCTTTGTAAAGCAGGCCGGTCGTGATTTGCGCTAGCGTGCGCAATACCCCCGTTTGCGTCGTGACGCCGTTGTAAACCAGATTCCCGACCAGCCCGGCAGTCGTGAGCGAGAACCAGACGCCATCGGTCGGAATCGTGGTCGCCGCAGTCGGAAGCCCAAGCCCGCACAGAAACACTTCGTTAGCAACAAGCGCCGCAGTGAACTGCCCAAACGTCACTTCGATGGCGAGGGGGGCCGTGCCGATAACGGGGAAATACTGGAACGTCCTCATAAACGCGCCATGCGCGCTTGTGGTGCCCTGCACGGCAGAGAAGTTGACCGTCCCCGCCCCAGGCTGCGCTGCCGTCAACGTGTTGAACGTGTACGACCATACCGCCGTGTTCTGCGCCGTGGCGTTGAACGTGTCGGTCATCAGGATCGTATCAATGCCGACCCGGAGCCGGTAGTCAACCGAGGTTTCCGGGGACTTTACATAGGCAGTTCCGGTGATCGTGCCGTCGTCGTTCTCGCTGAAGAAACGGACGGTGCCCGATTGCGCCGAGTCGGTCGGCAAGTTAACTTTAGCGTTACCGCTGGCGTCCTGCTGAAGCTCGCCGCTGGTGCTCGTAAGAGCGATCTTTGCGCCTGCCATCAGTTCCCCACACACATAACCGTATAAGTGCCGCGCGCTTCCGGCTCTGTATACAGGGTGACTGTCCATCCGTTGCCAACAGAAAGGCTGCTGATAACGGGGCGAAGGTCTAGCAAGTACATCTCGTCCGGGTCGGTGCCCGAAGGCGTCAACACCTGCGCGCTAATCCGCGTGTTGGCCGTGACCCACGTTTGCCCGGTCACTACCGTTTCCGCCTTGTCGGTGAACGACCCGCCGAAGGCCAGCGAAGCCGCCACAGTGCGCGCAGGGAGCGAGTTAGTAACGGTCAGCGTGCCGCCCGCGCCTGTATCGACAAACGAGACGCCATCGCCCGCAGTGAGTACGCGCTCTGCGGTCAAAGTTGCGTCTGTCCCGAGTGTCAGGTACGACGCGTTAGTAGGTGCGCCACCGCCGCCACCGCCGCCAATTGACACGACCGTGCCGTCGGATTTCATGACGTACGCCGTGCCAGCGTCCCGGTCTACAACGACAGGCGTGCCGCTGCTGCTAGAGAATGCAGAGGCAGGCGGAACGCCAGTAAGTGAGCGAACGTCGGCCATCAGTAGCGCAGCTTCTCGTAAACCTGCCGTGCAATCGTCTCTTTCAGCCCCGGCGGCAATTGCTTGGGCTTCGGGGCCAGATACTTCGTCTCGTTGCCTACCTCAATCAGCCCGTGCGCTTTAAGGTGCTCACGATGACGCGAGCGAGATGAGATCAACTCCCCTGTCTGCATGGATTGATACGGCTCGATGTCGGGAACGACCATCGGGGCATCCGACGAGGGCAGCATGTCGGGCGTGAACTCGACCCACTGCCCATCGCGGAAGACGTAGCGTTTACGCACTCTTGTTGACCATCCAGAGCGTGGGCGAGTAGCAGGTATAACGGACCACCGCAAACGTGGTGTGCACGTAGGCTGTACCCGCCACCGCAGAGCCGAACGACGTGCCAGGAACGCCAATCGCCGCCGAGCTATTGGGCGGAAACACGTTGATGCTGGAGCCCGTGTCGTTAACCATGATGAGCGAGTCACCCGGCTGACCCGTCGTCGGCAGCTTGACGGCGTTGGCGCCAGTGACGCGGTTGACGCCTGCGGTCAGTTCTACGGACGTGGAGATGGTGCCGGACGACGTGGCAGTAACCGCCGCCACCGTTCCGCCCATCGCACTAGCAGTGACAGGAGGCACGCCAACGCGCACCAATTCGTTAGCAAGAGCCATTGTGATTCCTTACTGAGTTGATACAGGTTTCGGAGTCGTCGCGGCCTTAACCGCTGCTTCCCGGATTTTGTTGCTGCTGACGATAATGGAGGCTTCCGCCTTCATCTTCTCGGCTTCGTTCTTCGCTTGCTGCGTCTGAATGCCGAGCACGGCCTTCTGTTGGTCCGCCTGCGCTGCCATGCCCTCGCGCTGCATCTCCATCTGTGTGCGCTGCTGCTCTGCCTGCGCCTTCATCTTCTCCACTTCCATCCGTGGATCAGGCTGCGGAGGCTGCTGTGCCTTCTGAATGGCGGACTGTTTCAGTTGCTCAACCGTGGTATCGAAAGCGCCTTCAATCGTCTTGCCGACTTTGAAGCCCTGCACGCCGAACTTGAGCAGTTCCATCAACAGCGGCACCAAGTCAGGCGCAGCCATACCGATCTCGCCCGCTTGACGCAGGAAGGTGCCGGTCGCCGTCAGGAACTCGACGCGCGCCTCTTTCTCCGCCTGCTCGTCGATCTGCACAAGCGTGTCGGCAGCGATGTCTATGCGGAAGTTACGAAGCGCCTTCGGGTCTTGCAGGAGTTGCAGCGCCG